GGTAGCTACCTTTTCATCATTATCTAGTCCTGACAACAGATTAATAATTGCTTTCCCTCTTGATAGTTTACCAGCCTCAGGTATCTCATGTATCTTCTTGAGATAGGCTTTCCCTTTATTTGTGAAAAATAATAGATAATCATGAGAAGAGGCTACGAAGAAATGAGTTGCAAAATCATCAGTAGATTTGAATCCTGTTGACCCCTTACCACCTCTTTTCTGAATTCTATAATTTGAAGCAGAACTTCTTTTTATATACCCATCATGGCTTATCGTTACAGCAACATCTTCTTCGGGGATTAAGTCTTCAATTTTCACCTCACCTTCACTTTCAACTATTCTTGTTTTTCTTTTATCACCATATTTATCTATTATGTTTTGTATTTCATTTTTAATGATTTGCATTACCATCGTTTGACTACCTAATATTGTCTTGAATCTTGTTATGTTAGTTATTATTTCCTGATATTCATCATTTATTTTATTTCTTTCAAGACCAGTTAATCTCTGAAGTCGCATATCTGAAATCGTTTGTGCTTGAATATCAGAAAATTTATGTTCATCTATCAGTCTAGCTTTAGCTTCCTTGCCATCGCTAGAAGATTTGAATAGTTTAATGATTTCATCAATTATTTCAAGAGCTTTAATTAGACCTTCTAATATATGTGCTCTTTCTTCTGATTTTTTAAGATCATATTTAGTTCTGTTTACTATTATTTCAGATCTAAATGATATGAATCTATTAATTACTTCTCTGATGGAAAGGACTTTAGGTTGGCCTCCTACAATGACCAACATTATTACACCATAAGAAACTTCTAGTTTCGTATACTTATAGAGATGATTAAGAACAATTTGACCGTTTACTCCTCTCTTTAGCTCAATTACAATCCTCATACCTTCACGTGATGATTCATCTCTAATATCTGAAATTCCTTCAATCTTTTTCTCCTTAGCTAAGTCAGCAATTCCTTCTATTAGATTTGTTTTATTGACTTGATAAGGAATCTCAGTAATTATTATTTTTTCCCTGGATGAACCTTCTTCTACTGTAGCGCATCCTCTAAGTTTGATAGAGCCTCTACCGGTCCTAAAATATTCTTTGATTCCCTTTCTGCCAAGAATTATCCCTCCGGTTGGGAAATCTGGGCCATTAATAATTGACATAAGTTCTTTAAGAGGAATTTCTGGTGTGTCTATTAAGCGTATGGTGGCCTCGCAGACCTCAGTAATGTTGTGTGGTGGTATATTGGTCGCCATACCTACTGCGATGCCTGACGATCCATTTATAAGCAGATTTGGAATTATAGTGGGAAGAACTGTAGGTTCAGAAGTTGATTCATCGTAATTAGGAACGAATTCAACTGTTTCTTTATCAATGTCAGCTAACATTTCATGTGATATTTCTGACATCCTGCATTCGGTATATCTCATTGCCGCAGGAGGGTCTCCATCAACATTTCCCCAATTCCCTTGTCCATCTACTAAAGGATATCTTAGTGAGAAATCTTGTGCCATTCTTACTATAGTTCCATAACTTTCTCCATGAGGATGGTATTTCCCCATGACTTCCCCAACTATCCTGGCTGATTTCTTGTGTGGCCTATTATAGAAATTATGTAGTCCATGCATTGTATAAAGGATTCTTCGATGTACTGGCTTCAATCCATCTCTAACATCAGGAAGAGCCCTACCTACTATGACGCTCATTGAATAGTCAAGATAAGACTTTTTTAATTCGGCAGAAATATCAACCAGTTCAAAATCACTCATCTTTTACCTCCAGATGTTCATAACAATTCAATTTCATTACTTGTAAAATAACATGCAAATTTTTCAGTATAGATAAGAATAGGATGATTATTAAAATCAAATAATAATTTTTCTATTTTAGTTACCACTCCTATACATCCACAACAGCGTTCGCAATGTGTATGAGAGCAGTAAATTATTTTTATCTTTCTACCTACGTGGTATAATTTATTAAGAGTATATTGATTCATAAAAATTCTATTTCTGTAATATTAAACTCATATGTAAGATGCTTATGGAGTTTTTCTTTAGTTCTAGCAAGAATAACTAAACTCCCATATTGAGTTTTGCGAATTTCGCAGATAATATATTTATTTCTACTAAATTTAGATATAATTTCATTACCAACTTTTAACTTCTTCATTAGAGTATATTTGTTCATTCAACTATTTCATCAATAATGTCTACTTCATGATAATAAAAGAAATCAGAATGTTCCTCTACATATACCAAGAAATACTTATCCTCAACACCTCTGTATACTTCTTTAACAGTAAATTCGCTAAGCTCTGAATATGTACTGCGATCAGCAACTACTACTGTTTTATTTAATCTTATTAGAACTCCAGGTTTTAACAGTTTTTTTGCAGTGTATAAATTCATAATTTGTACTCTATTTCATCAGGAAAAAATACTAATTTGTTATGAGATGTTTTTATATCAACAAAACAATTTTCTGCATATTGACCAATGCCAATAACAATACCTTCATTTTCATGGAAATCGCAATATGATTCTATTCCCTTTTTATTTATTCTTACTTTATCACCTACCTTTAATCTATTGAAGAGATATTTATTCATCAATCACCATTAGATTATCTGGATGCCAGCCATCTGATTCTTTTGATCCCTCACCCCTATATACATCTACTAGAATGTAATCTGCAGTATATTCAATAATACTCTTAACTGTGAATATTTTTCCATAATTAGGATCATCTTTAAATCTAAGTGTTGGTGTTACTTTTGTTCCTGGCCTAAATTTCTTTTTGAGTGTGTATAGATTCATATCATAATCCCCCCATGATTAAATGATATAATAGAGGAAACATAATTTCATGGTGTCCAATCAAGTTATATCCTCTAGCACCGAGTAACTTAGGTCTTTTGACAATATTATTTATTGCTCGATACTGAGGAATAAAATCCATATTAATAGTTGTTACTTGTTGCATTTGATTATTATTAGGATGGCCTGAAAGGGATGCTGATAATGCTTTGAGGAAGAGTTCTGGCATGACTACTGCAGAGCCAAGATTAATGATAATGCCGCCATTAATTACAAGAATATCGATAGCACATCTAAAACTCCTGTAATCATTTATTGAATATTTTAATCCTTGTCCATTTGTGAATTTATGATAAACATCACATCCTAATTGTTGGTGAATAGTTACTTCAGCTTTTGAAGCTATGATGCTATAATTTTCATATTCCATATCTTTAATCGTTCTTTTAGCTATATCCCCTAATGAATCATTGTCACTATGAATACTATCACAAAATATAGAATTAATGACATTTATTGTTTCTTCTGTTTCACCAAAATTCCCATTACACAATGATTCCTCAACATCTTCAGATGTGTTTCCTTCCATAGCAATTTCTAGATCGTGAACTAATCCCGATCCATTCATAGCGATATGTGATATAATTCCTCTATTTGCTAGATCTATTATGAATGGGGATACTCCTACTTTGATCGGATGGCCACCCATCATTAATATAATAGGTAATTTAGGATCATGTCGAATTTGGGCAGTTATGATATTGACAATATCTAATAAATCACTACCAGCCAATATGTTTGGTAGTGATTTAAATAAATTTTTGTCTATTTCACCAAATGAGCCTATAGATACTTTACTTTTTCTCTTTATTAGTGATTGCATTATCCTTCCTCCACCTTATCTATTTCATAATAGAGAAAATTGCATCCGCAGTCAGACAGTATAACATTATGCCCTTCCCAAATTAAATCAACTCTTACAATTTGACCAATCATACTTCTATAGGTTGTTTCATTTTCATTTATTCTAACTTTATCGCCAATCTTTAATCTTTTGAATGTATATAAGTTCATTTTACTATTTCAATTTCATCAAGCCTGAAATATGTTTTTGGATATCCTTCTATGTGGATAAATTCTATTGGGGATTCCCATTCTACCTTAACAATATTAAAAATTTTGCCAGTGACTTCATTATGAATTCTACAATGGTCACATTCACAAATTATTTTTACTTTTTGGCCTTTTCTTAAATATTTATTTATAGTATATTCATTCATTTATTTCCAGTTAGTTCATTTTCAGCTTTCTTTACATGTTTGCTTGCTTCTCCCCAAGCGTATGATATCATATCCATATAGAATATTCTACCGTCATAATCTTTTTCAATATCACTATCAGGAAAGAATTTGTAGAATGCCTTGTACAAATCCATAGCCGGATAATGAGATGTATCCCCGAATTGAACCTTCCATCTCCAAATAGTCTGTGCAAATTCATATTCGAGATAGGCTGCATTTATAGCTATATCGAATCCAATTGATTTTATAGGCTCATATTTATTTATTTTCTTTTGTCTGTTATATTCTTTCATTTTGAAGCCTATATTTGCAAGGCTATCAGCATGTCCGATATAGGTAATTCCTGCTTCACATCTCGCTTCCATCTTATAGAATTCTTTTAGAATATCTTCTCTAATGTCAGCAAATGTGACACTTGCCATTGCCAAGAAAAATACCACCATACCGATCATTATTTTCTTCATTTCTATTTCCTCCTAAATATTGAGAAATCCTTAGACGTTCTATAGTTTCCCATGTGTTCGTTGCATTGAGTGCAGAAAAATCTACCTTTATCGTTTTTAGGTGAACCAGTTAGAATCATTCTCAGTTCAGATTCACAATATATGCAGATTATTTTACCCTCCTTTGATAGTGTTATTGATTTGCCATTTGTTATGATTACGTTATCAATGAATTCCGTCTTGTGAAGTATATAAAATTTCTTACCCTTCTGGATTACTTTTGGTTTCATTTATCACCTCCAGTTCTTCAGGAAAAAATTGATTATTCTCACCTTCTTCTGTTTCTATATGAATGGGTATGTGTCTTACATATTTTGTATATTTTATTGTTCCAAAGTCAAGTTTAGTAATAATTCCAATTCTTCCTATCCAATCTTCATATACAAGTTTATCGTCTATCAAACATGTTACTCTAACCTTAGTTCCTATTGGGAATTTCTTTCTTATGGTGTAAGCGTTCATTTTACAACCTCTACTTCTGAATCATAAAAGTAAGTAATATCGTTTTGAACAAAAATTCTAACAATGAAAGTTCCCCCATCAGTTGTAAAATAATCAATATCTGAAATTTCAAAAATTTTATTATGATAACCATCAAGTCTTTCAGTAGTTACTTTTATTTTAGCGCCTTTTCTATATTTCTTTTTTGCGAGGTAAGCGTTCATTTTCTAATTCCTTAAATCGCTCCAGCCACTCACTGTGTTCCTCTTCCGATAGATTTTTGCAGAATTTACCGAACGGTTTAATCATAGATCTCTTTCCACTTATATGAGATCTATGAGATTTTATACCATGATTTTTACAGTTCTTGGATCTTTTTGGCATTAGTTAGTCCTTTAAAGGTTTGACAATGAATGCTTTACATATAGCAATTTTGAATTCCTTAAGACCACTGATAATCCTATTTTCAGTGAACTCGCCAATCCCGTCTAGATATTGAATTTCAAAGATAAAACTATTATCACGTGGAAAGTCAATTTTCCACTCACGTAGACATTTCTCAGCTTCTTCATGGGTCATAAACATGCAAAATCCAAATCTTCCTGTTTTTATGGGTTCATACCTATCCATTTGATATCTATAATCCCATTGTGCCAGAAGATGACTGTTACTATTTGTTAATTTAACAAAATCATATTTATCATTACACATCCCTATCAAATCACCAGTTTCTTTATCTTTATTAAAAATTTTGTAAGCAGTTCCGTTAACTGGAATTTCATGGAAACCTTTATGCAGTTCATTACACATCTCTTTTGCCTCCTCTTTTTTATTTATTATACCATACTAACATTTCAAAAACAAGGGTAAATTTACACACTTCAACAATATTATTTAATTTTTCTTTTAGGTCTACTCCTCAATATTGATCTTCTTTTCATTTATCACCTCCAAAATCTCTTCTAAGAAGACTATTCCATTTTTTCCAAGTCTATCACGAACAGTAACTACATATTTATTCCAAAATTTATGATATCTTATTCCTTCTCTAACTTCTTTTATCTTTTGTTCTTCATCATGACCCTTAAATCTTATAAAGATTCCTGGTTTCAATTCTTTCATTGCTGTATATAAATTCATTTTTTAATCTTCTTTAAAACTTCTACATTATCTGGATGAAACCACCACACCCATCCCCCAAGTTTCTTTATCATCGGGAATTATTAAGAAATTACTATATTTTATGCCTTCAATAGGACCATCTTCACCTGTAAAGAATGCCCATCTTTCTATTGATTTCACTGTAAATATATTTCCATGTCGCCTTATAATTCTTTCATCTTCAATGTTATTAATCACTCTTATTTTGCTTCCTATTGGGAATTTCTTCCTTATTGTATACTCATTCATCTTTTGTCACCTCCTTTTGAGTTTCTATGATTTCAAATTCATCCCTATCAATCGCAACATAGCATTTATTGTGATTCTGGTTTGGCTTTCTTTCCTATTGTATATAGATTCATAGGACCTCAACTTCATAATCATAGAAAAAGTTATTTGATGGAAAATTACGGTTTTCAACAAAGATATAGACTGCTTCTCTTCTCAAATATATTGAATGACCAACGTCAATTTCCCTAATTATAAAAGGTTCACTGAAAAAACTCGATTCGTGGCTCTTTACTCTAATTCTACTTCCTTTTCTATAGATTTTATTAGCTGTGTATAGATTCATTTTCGTTTTCCTTAAGAGTTCTTAATTCACTTGGGGTCCACCAGATTTTTTCGTATCCTTCTAATATGATTAGAAATCCAGGAACGAATTTAACAAGATTTCTTCCAGATTTAAGAATCGTATATGGTTCTACCCATAGATCGTAACCGATAACTTCAACTTTAGTTCCTGGTCTGTATATTTTCTTTAATGTATAGTCATTTAACTGTTATCACCTCCTTATAGTCTTCTAAATTAGAATAATTTCATCTGGAAACCACGATACATTATCCCAGTTACTATCATAATCAAAGCCTTTTAGAAAAATTTTGATATTTCTATCTATTTCAACTCTTTTGATTGTAAATATCTTATCATCATAATATGGGTCTTTATAAATTTTTTTGTTGATAATAACTTTAGTTCCTACCTTGTACTTCTTTCTAATCAGGTATTGGTTCATTAGAAGAAGACCTCAAACATTAAAGAACAAGAATATAAAGTTATTATATTTTTCTTTTAATATCTATAGCTGTTAACCACCATTCCTCTTCTGTGTAGAGATAGTTATCGTTACCATTGCTGAATTCTTTAACAGTCTGAATCTTTGGTGGACTTTTGTGATAGAAAATGGTAAATTCATCACTGGCCTCTACTTTATCTCCTGGTTTGAGTCTTTTGAAACAGTAGATGTTCATTCTATAATCTCTATTGCTTCATCTGTATTTTTATCTAAAAATACAAAACATGAAGAAACTTCATTTTTTATAGTGTCTTTCATGATGAAGTCTATTGTTTTAGATTCATAATCAATTTTATAGATTTCAACTACTTTGCTACATATTGGAGCACAATCACATTTACTTATTCTAGTAGATTCACCTCTGCATTTAGTGATTCTAATCTTAGTTCCTATTTTATAGGTTTTTCTAAGTGTATAGAGATTCATAAGAATGATCTCAAATATTAAAGAACAAGAATATAAAGTTATAGTTTTTTATCAATTTCACAATGGCTCAACCACCAACCTTCAATTGTACGGGCATAGATAGAATTATATCTCCGTTCTCTAATCTTTTTAATAGTCTGAATTTTTGGTGGATTGTTATTGTAGTTAGATATAAATTCATCACTGGCCTCTACTTTATCTCCTGGTTTGAGTCTTTTGAAACAGTAGAGATTCATTATTAAAGACCTCAGTGTGGTATAGATTGGTAATAGATTAAAGGGTTGATAAATGAAATGAGTCGATAGGTTAACGATAGAAAAGATACAAGGGGTCTGACCGTCATTTCTAAGTCATTTTTTAAGTAATTTCTTATATCTTTATAGCCCATTCTCAAACCCTTCAACCTTCATGCTTCTCACAATCTAACAACTAATCTAACACCCTCCACTACTGGTATTATACACTACTATGGCTGTTACTATTACAATTATTTCTTATCTTGCTTATCTTCAAGTGTTCCGAATTTTATTGTTATGGTTGAAGGCACAGGTTTATCTTTTGAAAGATAGGCATGATCCCTAGAAAGAAGGATATCTTTCAGGTCAACATTGAGTGAGTATTTGTGGTAACTCTTTGTATCTTGAAGGAAGGTTGCCGTTACAGTAACATTAAGGTGTTCACTTGTGCTCTGAGATGATCTTGATTTTTTAGACATGGTATTCTCCTTTGCTTGTTAGTGTGTGTAAATTATTACCACATTTACTCGGTTCGATTGAGAATATTGAAAGAAAAGTCTTGAAAAAAGTCGATGAACGTAATTGTTACAAAGATAAGGAATGATAGGTGTTATCTATTAATTATTTCTTTGTAGGGTAAGGAATTTTTCTGAGTATTTCATCAGGGTGAATACACCATCCTTGACGTGTTAGGATACCACTACGCCAGAACTTTTTTACTATCTGTTCTCTGTGATGGATATTCCATTCTCTCATAGTTTCATCAGTGAGTTCTATGATATCTCCTGGCTTAAGTCTTCTGAAGCAATAGAAATTCATTTGATTCTCTTATAGTGTTTAAGATTTGAATAAGGAACGCCAATTAAATAATTACTATTATCACTTCTTAATAGAATTAAATGTTTACGACTGGTATTATATCCATCAACAATCCAAACATTATAGTGTTTCTTATATCCCTTATGATTGTTGAAATTTCTAATTAACTTAGTTCCTATTGGATATTTTTTCTTCAGTGTATACAAGTTCACTAGTATCTCCTAAATCGTGGTGATTAACAAAAGTTTCCCCTGGGGTAAAACACCTTTTTTAATCATTGCAACTACAATAGTGTGAAACCTTATAAACTATATAGCTAAGATATAATATATCATGCTTTTCTACTACACTTCAAAAACTTTAAAGGTGGTTTACCCCAAGGTAAACTTAGGACTTTTTTAAGTGTGACTAATTTAGAGTATGCTATATTGAGTATAAAAATATGAATCCTGTATTTTGTAGTGTCTCTTAATTATGTGATTTGCTTTTTGATATATTTGAGATGAACATGTATTTCATTTTCAGTGTATACACCCCTCCAAAATTCTTCAATCATCACAGATTTCACAATCATTGTTCTTTTAGATTTTGAAACAGGATCTTTAACTTTATGAACCTCTGAGAAATATGATTTATTAACAAGAATTCTATTTCCTTTCTTAAGTTTTTTTAATTCTGAAAATTTCATGATTCTTCTATTTTACATTCAACATTAGATATATGAGTGAGTTTTGGATTTCTAGTTTCGCTATCACTTGTTACTATCCATAATTTACTATTACCCCAACGCTTCTTCACAACTTGGATTGTAGAACAATCTCTATGATCCATTCCTTCGCGAAGTCTAATTCTATCTCCTGGTTTCAATTTATTGAAAGTATATAGATTCATGTCAATTTAACTACTACCATTAGCCCTTTGAAAGCAATATATATTCATCTCAATAACCCATTTAACCCTCGCTATTAGCCCTTTGAAAACATATATTCATTTTTCTATCTTACAGATTATTGCTACTCTTGGGACATTCAAAGGTTCTTTATTTCTTGAATTAACAATAAATGTTTTTATCCAATCACTGTCTGTGGTTACTGCTTCTACTACTTCACATTCCATTGGAGTTTTTCTCATTGGAAAATCAATAAGAATTCTATCACCTACTTTCAATTTTTTGAATGTATATAGATTCATTCTACAAACTCAAATTCATCTTCATATCTAGCTTGGCAAACCCTCGAAGTGCAACTGTTAATAAAATTAATTTCATATTCATTTCTATTACTATTAAATTTTAGTTCTACAATTTCATGTGTTTCGCTAAGACAACGGTTATGACAAGGAGAATCTGCCTTACATGCTTACATGCGATCATCTTTAGTTTCTTACAGGTTACAGCTCCTTTTTTGAAAGTATATAAATTCATTTTTCTATCTTTCTAACGATTTGATAAGGTAAAACATATAGCCCATAATCAATATCCGCACAATCGTTCCCAGATGAATCTTTTCGTAATTTTATTATGGTAATTCTTTCAGGAAGAAATAATCCTTTAAATAAATTGTCGGCTATTTCTATTTCATCACCTACTTTCAATTTACGAAAACAGTATAAATTCATGATATTTCAGATCCTCTTACGACTAGTCTTGGAATAGTAGTAAGGGCAAACTATTACCGGAAATATTTTGAATTACCATCTAAGAGATCTAGAATTTCTTTTGAAAAAACCTGTTCATGTTCCTCTTCATCTAATAAATCAAAAACAGTTTCTACTATCACCATAATTTCTTCTGGTGAAAGTTTTTCTTTTAGAGTTTTTGCAAGTTCATTACGACCTTTTTCCCAACTGTATTTATTCATCTCACACCCACATAAAACTCTGACTAAAGGAAATAAAAAACTTTGATATCCTGATGGAATAAAGTCAAAAAAAGGGAGGGTCTTGGTGACCCTCCCTGAAGTTGGTTACGCTGAGGCTTCTGCTGCGACCTGAGCGAGAGCCTTGCGGACCGGTGTCCTCTTCAGTTCGGTGGCCTTCCTCTTAGCAACGATCTTTTCCACTGTCTTCTTGGAGACCTTTCCCTTGGCTTCCTTGACAACCTCACCGACCCTCTTGGCGGCGGCGGCTTTCCTCATGTTCCAGCCAGCCTCAGCCTCACGCCCCTTGTAGATCTCAGCGTAGTAGTCCTTCGTGGACTTCGGGTCCTTCACGCGGTCCTCGAGCATCGCCAGGGTCACCTTGTTGAGTGGAACCGAGGAGAGGTAATCGTAGTGATTGCCCGGATGCTTGAACAGGCGCTCACGATTCTTTCCGGTGCCGGTGAACATTGGACGGCTGATGATCATGTCGCCGCCACGCCTGGCCGAGAACAGGACGTCCCCGTTTCGCTTCACCTGAAGGGCTCCCCACGAGTTCTCCACGAGGCTCAGATCCGAATGCTTCTTCAGGATGGCCGAGAACATATTCCGAATGGTTTTATTCTCGTGCTGGTTGTCGCCTCTCTTGATCTTGGCGGCACATCCGACTTTCACGACTTCCTTCTTGACATCTTTTTTCGTAGACTTTTTCTTAGACATGATATATCCTCCCGCTTGGACTTCTGAATGGTTCGCATTTCTTTGATGACTTTTACCGAATCGGGTTTCCATCCGTTCTTAAGGAGAGCGCGAACCATCCTCTCCCTTAGTTCGGCCTTCGGCATTTTCCTGCCATAGGCTTTCACAAATTCTTGGCAGGCCTCCTCTACATCTACATCCAACTGTTCGGCCATCTTGACCTTGGACCATTCAACCCAGAATCCCACTTCACCTTCCCGATATGTGATATCCTGGATATCTACTGTTCCAGATGACCTCCCGAACATCCTGAACCATCCGCCGAATTGCTTCAGTGCCATTTCAACGGCTAGTGTGGGACTCGGGAAATCTGACACTCTCATCACCTCCTCTACTGTATTATTATTCCCACTATAACACGTCGAGCTTGCCGATGCAAGTAAATAATTAGGCTTTCTTGCGACCCCTTTTTACTGAGGGTACTGACCTGAACGGATACTGATTTCTGAACATTTCCCTTTCTAGGTTCTCAACTTCATCCATCCGAATCTGATGGCCTTCCTGGCCAAGTCCAGTTTTGAGCATCCGGTTGACCAGTGTATTCCACTTCTTTGTGCTCTTTGAAATCATGAGACCTCCTTATGTCCTAAGTCCCTGTTATATTGTTACGGGTACAGTATAACATGGCGAGGGCTCCGATGCAAGCAAAAAATGCAATGTTTCGTTTTTGGTGATTGTTGTGAATGGCGTGATTAGATTCATGGACTTCGGTAGGTTCAGCGAGTTCGCAAATCCGCGCGTGAAATGGAAGATCATGAAATCGCGAGTATAGAGCGAGAGCAGTCTACACCGTGTCGGAATGTTAAAGCATATTCTAATTTAGACTAAAGATTAGTAATTAGAGTTGACTGGTTTATGATGGTTACAGAAACTCTACAAATTTAAGTTTTATAATATATTCCTCATTATCACTTGAATCTATGAATTCTATTACATTACACATCCTTCTATTACTGTAATAAGCATCTTTTACAATATAGATTCCGGGCCAAATATTTGAATAAGTACCTATAGTCCCTGGTCTATTAGCTAAATTTTTCATTTTGAATTGTTTACCTATGTATCTCCTGAGTTGATATAGATTCATTTTATAATCTCTTTAAGGTTTCTTAATAATTGTTACGTCTTTAGGGAATGCATAAAAGTCTGGAGTTTCGCTAGGATCATTTTCGTATGTTAGCCCAAGATCAAGTTCCCCAGGGCTATTGTCTAGATTATGTTCAATAATAATCCATCGATCAATCTCTTCGCCTTCGTCGGCAAAATCAACAATGGTGCCAATTGGATACTCAAGCATTAATTTCTTTATTTCTTCCTTCATTTTATTACCTCCAAATCTTCAAAGTCACATGTTACTTCACACTCTGCATATTCACCCTCAATCCAAAAACTCGGTCCATTTCGAGTTGAAATATCACCGATTTCTACAATAGACCCAACACAGTCATTTCGTAGACCACAGTTTTTGTTATCACATCTAAGTAGTTTAACTTTCATTCCATCTTTAAATGTCTTTTTAAATGTGTATAGATTCATTTTACTTTTACTATCACCCCGTCTTTCATTGTTACTTGAGCATACCATGTGTGAGGTTTAGGATAGTGTGGACCTTCAACGAATTCAATTCCATTGTCTTTGGTTGGAAATATTCCTGAGTGGTTATAGATAGAAATCTTCCTACCTTGAACCACAGCTTCTTTCAACGCTTTCTTTGTTTTGAAATCAACACTCGTGTATGCCATAATCATTCCTCCTCTATAAGATATGAAACACCATTGTTATATAGCCATTTGTAACTAATCCTTCTACGCTCTATTTCTTCTTTGATTTTCTTACGAGTCCATTTAGTAAATCTTTTTAGATCTAGTTTAAGAATTTCAATGTTCTTATTTCGGATATGACTAGGAGAAGTATATCCATAATAATGTGAAATTGCATCACCCCATCCATCATTAGCTTCGTTTTCAATTTTTAGAAAAAGACCTACTACTTCGCCCAATTGCATTTTATGAAATCTTTTTGTCTGGTTATACTTATCCATTTATCACCTCCTCAATTTCTTCTAATTTAAATGAGTAATTAAGTTCATCAAGGTCATTTATATTTCCTTTAATCAATGATATGAATACCTTATTATCTTCCGAAACTAAAACCTCTGTTATGGTTAACACTTCTTTAGATGTTATTTCTTCATAAATTATTCCGGCTTCTTTTTTGATTCTTACTTTAACTCCTGGTTTCAATATTTTTCTTGCAATATAATTATTCATTTACTACCTCCAAATGATCTATATGCCATCGTTCTTCATCATATTTTCCACCACATAAAATTACATGATCAACTTCTTTTAAGAATGATTTAACTACATATACATCTGATAGATCCATTTTGTTATAAAGACCTCTGAATTTTTTTGTCGGTGTTACTTTAGTTCCTGGTCTAAACAATTTTATCTTAACATATTCATTCATAGTTTGTATTGGGGAGTTTGTTGTCCTCCCCAATCTCCTTTTTAGACGGTTTGTGGTTTCAGTTTCTTTAGCATGACTTCTTTTTTCTTCATGCTCTTTTCTGTTTCCTTGAGCGCTTTGAGTTCAGCCTCAAGCCTTACCCTTCTCTGTTCAATTGTTTCAAGTGTTTTCGTCCTACGAGTTGCCTTCAGTTCAGCAGCCCACTGAGCGTTGGACTTTTTGTCCTTCAACGCTCTTCTTAGTGCTACTTCCATTTCAGGTTCACTGTGCCTGAGTATGGTTACGTGTGGATAACCACCAACCTCAGGACGCCCAACCTTGATCACACTGTAAGGGCTGTAGATACACACATCACCAGCTCTTACTGCTACCTTGAGGCCATCAGCCCTGACTGCTTGAAGTGCTCCGGGCTTGTGCTGAATGTCTCTCTTAGGTTGAATCCTCTGGACACGAATGCCCATCTCCTTACATACTCTCATAAGGAGAGCCTCTGCCTTCTGCCTTGGAGACAGATCCTTGTTCATGATGTCACCTCCCTTCGATTTTTCATTGCTCTTTTTTGGCCCAACTTTCCTCTTTTTTGGACCAACTTTGGACGTTTTTGACTCAACTTTCGCTGTTTTTGAATCAGTTTCATCAATTTCTTGCACCAATTGGTCCACCATAGACTGTTTCTCCATCATTTCACCCTCCATTTCGGTTGCTAAAGAGTTAACTGCACTTGAAATCACACCATTGCCAACACTCTTTTTCATAATCTCTACCATTTTCTTTCTCCTTTATCCCATATTTTACCAATATTATGAAGAAAGTGATTAAGTTCATAATGCCCATAACGTTCACCATTATCTAAAGATATGTGGACTAAAATGGTTTTTAATTGGTCACTATAGGTGTAATTAGTTATGGTTAATTTGTTAAAAAGATGTGAGCTAAATATGGTTCCAATCGGATATTCTTTTTTCAGTGTATACATGTTCATAATTTATAGAAATCCCCATTGTTATATTCTTCTGAAAATTTTCTAAGAGTCCTTAACATTACTCGTTTACCATTTATTAGGCTATTTAACTTTAGCCCAAATACTATGTTATTGTTAAAGTGTGAATATAGGATTTCAGATATAAAAACTTCTCCATGATTTTGATGATAGATTCTAGTTCCTACTTTAAATTCTTTGTTAAAGGTATACTGGTTCAAATTTATCACCTCCAATCTTGAGGGGGTGAAAGCCCCTCGGTTATATGTTAATAATCTGATTGTTTTTCCATGAACTCTTTCAAAGCAGCATTGCTGTCATGCCATCCATACACCATGTCCCTTTCTTCCTCATCTGTTTTCTGTTCCACAATTAACTTAACAACCTGATATCTGATCTCTTCAGACAGGTCCATGATGAATGCCAGATAGTTTGTTTTGTACGTTTTCTCCAACCTCTTGGCTGCAATTTCAGAACCAAGAGCCAGTTGAAGCTGCTTATCCTTAATTACTTCATCCCTTACCCCGGCGTACCTCTTTAACACATCATCGACTGTTATCACCTTCCTCTCCATGAGGTGTTCGATAAAATGCCGTGCTGCTATGCCCAAACAACCATTAGCAACCATCCTAACACCCTCAATTCCATCAATCTTTAAGACGTTACTCATCTTAACCCATTGTCTTGGGCACGCTTGCCCGTACACCAACATCACTTCGTTTTTCCTTATGAATCTGATTACTTGTTCATGTACCTTGTTTTCAACTGCCCAATCAAGCCAGTCCTGTGCCTTGTGAATGACACTGAATATCGAGTATCTCCGTGTGGTTGCTAGATCCACAAACGGATCATCAGTGTCACCATAGTCCTGAGTTGGAGGGTTCATTGCAACAACATTCTGGATTTTGCCACTGAGCTTTGTACCATAAATCATGTTCTCGTTTATGGCACTCATTAATGCGTTACGTAAATCCCCACGGGCTCTGCTGAATTCATCATAGAACACCACAGTTGGCCTCTTGATATCAAAGATAGCATTCAGCCTGAACTTTACAAAGTTGCCATCATCTCTGATTGCGCCAAAATCTTCCACAAATAGAGTTGCACAATTCAACTCAACCAGATCCATCTTTCGATCATTAGCATAAGCCCTGATCTGTTGAGTCTTACCAATGCCTGACTCTCCCTCAAATACTGGAGTCATACCAGCATTGGCACACATGTCCATTGCCTTCACCATTTCCTTTACCGTAACCAAACTCTTGTAAAGTTCCATAATCATTTCCTCCCTTTCTTATTTAAGGTGAATGACATTGCCGAACTTCGGCTTGAATTCTTTGTTCTCAATAATGCCCCACAAGACCTGCTTTGCCGTGGTCTTGTCCGGGTAGTCGCAATACCCGTCTGTTAGAATTGCAATGTTAGTAAACCTCATTTCCTCTGCTAATTTGAATGCGTCGTGAAATACCGTGCCACCTCCTCCCGTCACCTTAGACAAGTGACCTTTGAACCAGAATTTTTCATGCACCTGAGCATCCGTTACTGCCACAAATATTTTGCAGTATTCAGACAGACTGTGCAAAGTTCCAGCAAATACGTTGAGTTGTTGCTGTGTAATTGATCCTGATGAATCCAGGATAAGGAAGATCCTGGCCATCATTCTCCTTACTTTGCCTCTAAATGTTGGATTTCTACGATTAGCATACGCCCATGTTTTCTTGATCCCTTTGTTGCCATCAGGATCAACCATGTTACGCATCATCTTTTCCATCATTTGGAAGTTGATACCACGTTCACGATTCAATGCCCTCAATAAATCACCAGGCATTGCTCCTGCCAACTGGCCGATCCTATTCATCACCTCTTGCATTTCGTGTTCTTCAAGAGGTTTGCCTTTGATGGTATCAATGAATTTAAAGTTTACTTTTTCGCCATTTTTAATCATTTGCATTAGTTCTTCTAATGTTATTTCTTTAAGATTAGGAAGTTTTGTATTTCCTTCTAGTGCATGATAGTAGAACTCTGTTGTTTTATCTGGATCTACTTTCCATACTTCTGCTGTTTGTCTTTCCTTTGCTATTTTATCTGGAATTTGAATACAACAATTCAGGGCTATGTCTTGTGCAACATTTGCCCTTTCACTATCAGCAAACAGAACAGAATGGAATCTGTTAGTTAGATGCCCCAACAGTACATGCCATAGTTCATGTTTGACTTCATACTGGAGGACATCTAGTGGTTCATCTACCATGTCCTCATTGACAAAGATTTGAAATCTACCATTTCCTTTATGATAGACACAAGCATAGGCTCCTGAAAGCCTTGCCCAATCTACATCACACGCCGAACCTAAAGCGCATGTGTAGAATGGCTCCCATTGATCAGCAATAGATGCCCTCAGAGCAATCATTGCCTTTGTTTTCTTGTCCATAATACCCTCCTAAGTTAATGGTTTACTATACCATAGGCTAAATGTTAATTGCAAGGTTAAAAATACAGTTATCTGGCACTAAAAGGCGGGCCTCTAATGCATTGCATGGTTGTCATCTCCTTACCAGCCTCTAAGTTTTTTCATAAATTTTTCTAATAGTTTTTCATATTTATAAATATCAAAGTGAAATACATGATTGCAGTTTGGACATTTGATTTTAGGTGCATCCATTACAATCTCTACATCATTAATATTAACTTCCTCATCGTAAAAACCACCATCAATTGGATCTATTTGAAGTAACTTAGAATCAACACCCCTGTGTGATCTAGATTCATATACTTTTTTAACATCTAATAAATCATCTTTGGATAATCGCCCATACGTTTGGGTCAGCCTCACAATTGTTCCAAATCTAAGTTTACCTTTTAATTCTTTCATTAACTCCTTGCTTGTATATTTATTCATTTGTCACCTCCTAGTTAGTAAGTTTAGTAAGTGTGGTTTTAGGATAGTTAGTGAATATTTTATAATCAAATGTTGTTCTTGTCTCTTTATCGTAAATATTAGTAGCTAATGTTATATTTTTATTTTTAGGATCATTATTTACAACTACATACACAATTGAGTGAGTATATGGATCTCCATTGAAATCATTAAGTTCATCAGTTACCTTTACGATGTTTGCTTTCTTAAGTTTTTGTAGTGAATAGAGGTTCATCTGTCACCTCCTAGAAGTCATATATCTTAGTTTACCAATTACCATATGAAATGAACTCTTCCTATCTAAGATTGTGCTGTGAATTGCAAGTGTCCAGCGTTTCCCATTCTTATAAATCACATTCGGGTATTTTATGATTTTAGTTAACTTGGTTACATTGTCATACTCGAAGAACTTAATGTTCAAGCTCTTGCGCCATTGAATTTGCTAACCAGTTCGTTTACCTTCAATTCCATGGCTTTCTTTTCAGCCATCGGCCTGAATCCTCTCTTGTCGATCCGAATGATGGTTCCGGTCTTGACGATCTTCACCGTCACCATAGTTCCGACGATTCTCATCACCTCTACCTTAACAGCACCCCTTCCAGTACGAAGGGCTTCCTCATCCACTCTGTGGCTAAGATGTGCCATGCGAATCTGACCAACGCGAAGGTCACTACCATCCGAACGACCAAACGTCAAATTTCCCATTGTATTTCTCCTTTATGAAAGATTTATACCAGAATTAACCATCCACATTAAGATTGTTTGGTTATCAATTAATTGAGTTACAGGATAATAGAATACTCCGTTCCGCATGGGTGGACCTCGAATAGTTACTTGCTGATTATTCCACATATATCACCTCCTTCAACTAGATCTTGTTTGACTTCCAAGCATCAAAGATATTGGAAGCGATTCCTTTGTCATAAGTCCTGAACAATGACCATCTATGATTGCAGAGGTTTTCCAACTTTGTAGGATCAATGTCTGAGTAGAATACGGCAAATCCTACCGTGATCTGAGCAAAGTAGACACGCCCAGAATCCCCTCTCAGTTCTGTTGAATCAATAACTTTCACAACCTTCATTTGTCACCTCACCTTTTGATAATAAATTCTTTTCTAAGTGAATTATATTTATACCTCACCACCAGGCTCTTAGTTTCAAATGAAATGAACTTTTTTACAAAATCATTTGAAAGAACCTTTGCCACTTCTGGCGCTTGATAGTCAGGTGATTCTTTTTGTTCAATTAAATCTGTTAATTGAACAAAATCTCCTCTTTTTAATCGGCTTAATGTATACAAGTTCATTTCACCCTCCTAATAATCAAGGTTGGCATCTTTCAAAAAAGCCTTGACAGTGAAGTACACAGCCACAGGGAAAATCTTAATCATTCTGTAAATAATCCTGCAAAGAATGAAAACACACCCGCAAACACAAAAGAACACTGCCATACTCTTCATATCATATCTCCTATCTTTCAAAAGGGTTATGATGATCTGGTTAATTGAGCATCTATATTGTTTATCATGTTTGTCACCTCCCTTCGGCTCTTTGCCAGTCCTCATAAGAACGGAACCCGAAATGCACAACTTCCCCTTCAATCCTCACAACCACTGGCACTCCAAAGGCCGTCCTCTGTGGCCCTTCACCTGAGCATCCAAACCAGCCTAACGTATCACGCCATACCCAAAATAATCTCTTTTTCATAATATTCTCCTATTCTTTGTTAAAGGTTATGATTATCTAGTTAATAGTGCATCTACAAGTTAGTAATAGTTAATTAAATGATTCCAAGAATCTTAGCAATTTTGATTACTTGAACATTAGTTGCTCTAGTTCCAATAGCATGTTCACAGGTGACCCGAATACCATAAAGTGTATGACTGTTAATTGACTTAGCAACTTTAGCAAGCCGTTCATCAACAAGCTGACTTGCTTTCTCAAAAATAGCCAATGTTTCTTTCTTAGTCATTACTCTGTCACCTCCTTCCTGCGCCTTCTCCTGATCACATCACCAATGCGTGTGATGTCGCACTTGAGCGACCTTTCCTTGCGCTCCAACTCCAACACCAACTCCAGGCTCTCAGTGAGCCCTTTGTCAATATTGTTGATATTGGGTTTCTTCTGTCCAACGGACCTGGACACAGCACCCTTGTTGTTAACATCACCGGCTTTCATTCTGCCGGTGAATCCGAAATAGACACTTCTCAAACCTTCGTTTCCTATCATGTTAATTTTCTCCCATAGATTAAAAGATTAGACAAGTAGGTTAGAATTGAGGCTAGACGTTTGGCTGTGAGTTTACTGAAACCAAGGTCAATAATTCTACAATAGATGTGAAGTGGATTGACACGGTGCATTATACTTCCAATCACCGGTCGTCCCATACATGTCACCTCCCTCCCTATGCGGTCAGGCGCAACCCCTCCAGTATAGCCGGAGTAACCCTATCCCAAGGGCCTCTGACCTGAATGTGACCCAAATAGAGAGCCACTACAAAGTAGCCCTCAAGCGTTTGGTATATATTGAATCCCCTATCACACTCAAACATTGGTCTCATAATTATTCCTTTCTTTTGTTAAATTGTTATGTTGATAAGTTAACACTAAGGCATCTACATTGTTGAGTTGTTAATCATTTTTATCACCTCCCTAGTACGAACATTATGATTGCCCACATATGAGCAACCGCACCAAAGGTTGAAAAGAACAACACAATTCCTCCTATTACCCTGCTTCCTCTGATGATGTCATGCAAACCCCACACCATAGCAAATAGAAACATCACTAACGACACGAACGGTAATACATCCCACCACATGTTATCACCTCCATTGTTAGATTGTCACACATTAGGTTATCACCACAGTTAGATTGTTATGTTGTTATTTGACTTCACTAATCACCCCCTACCCCATGTTATTTTGGGCGTAAGGCACTATTACTTGTTATGACCACCCGATGAATTAGTCGATAAAAATGATTTCTTAGTAACTTACGAACTACCATACTACCTATTGACCCCTCGTTGATTCGTTCGAAAAATGATTTCTTAGTAACTTAGAAGTATTAACCTCTTGATGATTCAATCGAAGAAATGATTTAATCGAAATTTTTGAAACTTAAGAAACCTTATGAGATAATATAGGCTTTACATTAACTGTATAACTACAAGCAGGGTATACCCGCTATAACCAACCTTATACTTTTGTTTCTTAAATTTTTGAATTCATTTTTAATCTAGAAATGAAGATAAGAAAGGATCATGTTGTAGAAAAAATTCGAAAAATTTATCTGATTTTAGAACTATAACTACTTGAAACAGAATCATAAACATTATATCCTATACTCACGTGGTAGGATTTTATGAAGGGTTCTAGATCATCGGGGGTTTCAAAATAGTAACATAGAAGATTTATGAGGTAGTCTGCATTAAATGGCTCTGAAGAGTCATCGTGCGTGGGTAGACTCCTTGTGATTGCAGTCACGAATGGGATAGTTATTATGTAGAAGTCTACAATCATCACAGAATGATTGATAGAGAATTTTATATGTCTTCTTGGATGCAGAATTGTTCCGATTGGAAGTATTTCACGAAGTCTCTTCATTAGAGTGTAGATATTCATATTCTACCTCAGCATCAACATGTTAAACTGAATGCTTTTCTAAATAGATCTATAGATAACCTATGTTCTGAGCCATCACTTAGATTACTCAAAATTTTAAAATGTATTTTCACTACATTTTCATTTTCGAAACCCTCTCTTATTGAATGCCCGATTACTTTGATATAACCATTAACACTTCCCATGGGAAATTCTTTTCTAGCTTCTTTAAGAATGGTGTAGCTATTCATTTTTCTACCAACTTATTTTCAATTTTGATTGATATGGAGTCATTTTTATTGATTTTACATGCATGATTCTCATAGAGAACATCTAGGTACATTTCAGAAGCTGCATACTCTAATCCCATGTAGTTTTACTAGTGCAAGGCAGGTGTAGTCATTAGAGTGATCAGGAGCAATATGAGAAAGAATAGTTAGGGTATCTCCAATATTATTGTACCGAACAAGTTTCGTTCCTATTGGATAGGTTTTTCTAAAGTTTTTGAATTTAGTGTAGAGGTTCATAATGGCTCTAACTCTTCAGGATAGAATAGATAAGGTGTATTGATTTCACTACAATTAGTTTCTGGCTCTGCCTGTATGACAATTCTACGAAATACCGTGCTATATCTTACTAAAGTGATGTAGCATATCTTATTTGTTCTAAGACTCTTAAACCTTGAACCAACAGGATACTTTGATCTAACTTCTTTAAGTAGAGTATAGTTATTCATTAGTAAACCAACTTCTAAATATCTCAATAGGTTGAGAATATTTTGCTCCAGATTTATCTTCAAAGTGTATTATTGCAATTTTAGTTCCAGCAATACTATGCCCAATACTATGACCTATTATTTCTATAGACGCTGAAGAAGTTATTTTAGAAATATATCTACTACCTATGGGGAATTCTTTTCTAGCTTCTTTTAGTTTTGTATAATTATTCATAAGCCGTCCTTGTTTCTTCATCTAACATCTGTACTAAATATTTTCCTTTTTCAAGACCATCTAGAATAAGAAATGTTATCCATATCCCGTAATTACTTATTTCCCATTTAATTACTTTTAATATTCGTCCATCTTCTGTAATAATTTTATCTATTGGATATTTCTTCCTCAAAAATTTCATTAAGGTATAATTATTCATTTTTATCTTCTTCAATTAATCTTTCAATATCTACCGTTATACTTCCTTCCAGATTATTGCCTTCAACAAATATCGTTAGATATTGATCTTTTAATATGAATTTTGATATCTTTCCCATATGTTTTTCATCAAAAGTCTGAGTAATAGTTGACCCTATAGGAAAATGCTTGTTAGCATATTTTAACTTGGTATAATAATTCATTTGATTATATCATAATATTTTTCTAAATCATTAATTGATATGAAATCGTGTTCATAAGTTGAAGCTTTTATGTAACCGTTAACGGTTTTAGTCATACTAATTGATGATACTTCAACTTCAAGGATAGGTAATACATAATCAATTATGGAACAATCTTCTGGAAATAGTGATATTTTTCTATAATCAGAAAAATCAAGATCTTCTTTTAATCTTAGCTTAGCTCCAATAGGGTATTTTTGAATTAGTAATTTTTTTGCAGTGTATCTATTCATTTTTCTATTTCATCTGCTGAAAATACTAATTGAATATTGTTATATTTATTCATTTCAATAGTTCTAACGTATGGGCCTATTTTATCTACTGCTCTAATATCAACTGTAAATATTTTTCCTTCAAACCCTCGTGTTTGTGCCATCTCTTTAACCCTAAATCTATCACCATGTTTTAATTTATTAAATGTATATATATTCATATTCTTAACCATTTATTTTTTTGTTTCAAATCTAACCAATGGATTACTTCATTATTACTTTCTTTAATAACCTTACCTTTAGCAAACCATTTATCTGCTAATATTTCATAACCTATAATGCAGATATGCTCCCATCGATTGTATTTATTTCTAAAAAATTTACCTTTGGGAAATATTCTTCTAAGTTCTTTAAATTCTGTATATATGTTCATATTATTTCAACATGATCAGGATTAATAATAACACCAAACTCTAAATTAACTGGATTATTGTTACTATCTATTGCAGATACCCTTGCATTAATGAATAATTCATTTCGTGTTGTTCTGAAATAACCAATAACATGTCCGTGATATTCTATTTCAGATTCATGGTCATTATATGGTTCTTCAAAATATCTAATTTTAGTCCCTATTGGAAATTTCTTTTTTATCGTATATTCATTCATGGCGACTTTTTAAACGTAAAGGTCCTAGTTCCACTAAATGTAGGTCTATCTAATTTTAGAACAATTTCATCATGTGTTATTTCTATTCCCTCTAAATAGAAGGATTCTTTAAAACCAGCAAATTCAATAGTTATTTTTCTTCTTCCCGTCATTAATTCTCTTATTGCCTTATTTATTGTATATTCATTCATATTACTATCTCAATTTCATCTTTATACCAGGGGAATGGATTATCCTTAAGCCATATCGTTAGATATGAATTATTAAATCTATCTACTTTTGATATTATATGAATTCTATCTAATTTTGGCATTATTTTATCAGATTTTATTCTTACTTTTTGTCCAGGTTTAAGATATTTATTAAACACATAATCATTCATTGATTATCACCAAATCTTCTGGGCTAAATAAATCATCATCATATTCAACCAATTCTATTAGCCATACTTTCTTCCAAAACTCTACAATTCCTTTAACAGTTCCAACGCAATCATCTAAAGGACAACTAACTTTAGTTCCTGGTTTAAATGTTTTCCTAAGTGTGTACAGATTCATTTTATTATCTCTATTTCATCAATAGGAAGTAATACGTATATTCCCTCAACCACAACTCCCAATATTTTATTTTCGTGTTTATATATTCCCATTATACGCCTAATGGTTTTATCTTTTATGAGTATAACTGATTTTCCTAACTGAATATATTTATCTAATGTGTACTTATTCATAATAAATCCTTAATAGTCAAAAAAGAGGCTCTTTGCAAGAATGCTCATCAAGCAGGAGGTGGTAGTGATGAGTTCTATGTCAAAGAGCCTCTTAGGGTCGCAACTGAGAGAAAGGAGGTGAAACCTCTAGTTGCTACATGTGTACCTTTACACCAATATTATACAATAAGCAATAAGCAATTGCAAGCAAATAATAGGTTTTTCTGCATAAATTATTTTCTTCTTTTCCTATAGATTTCTCCTCTATACTTTGATCCAAAATGTTTATGAAAATAATTAGCTAACAATACTCTATGGCAAAACTTGTCTGCACCACAATAACAAGTAAAAACAACTCTTGGCATCTGTATAACATATCTCCAAATTTCTCTATTCTTTCTATAGGATTCATCCATCATTTGATTATATTTTTCAATATATCTAGGAATATAAGTTTTCGGGTCATTGGCTTTCTTTAAAGCCATAACCATTTCCCAAGTAGGTGCAAAAATTCTTCCTATTTCATGCTTCCCTCTAATTGTGATATCAAGTCTATCAAGATCATCAATAAAGTAGTTGGCTGTCCATATCTCTCCACTATATCTTTTCTTTTTCATAATCAATTCCTGCTATTTAATTGTTAAAAACTTAACTTACTTAGTGATTGTTAAGATTTCAATGATTTTAAGATTCATGTGACAGAAAAAAACAAAGTGTTAGTACCGAATAAAAGAAAGGTTTTTAATTGCAATGAGCCTCCGGCTCATTGCCTCATGATGCGATCTGAGATCGCATCATGAGGATAGAAAAGACTTCAGATTTAGATACTTTAATTTTAGAAGTGATTTAAATTATAGAAAAAAGATCAGAGAGAAGCTTTCTTTGTACTTCCAACCTGCCTCGACCCGAGGTCTCGGCAGACCCCCCCTTCCCCCCACGCCCGAACCGCTATGGTTTTTCTTTAGTTCCCTGTAACCGGACTTGGCTTCAATTTGCACGTCCACCGAAGTGCTTTACAGGGTTCTCCGCAGATATCTAAAGAAAATTTAAAAGACGATATTAATTTTCGTTTCTAGCACTCTTAAAGAGCTGTCAGCGACATTGATAAGAAACGGTTTAAAAAATATCGTACACAGTCGCTATTTAACACGGCCCGAGAAATCGTCTGAATTAACGGACGCCTTCTTAAGTTAGGGAGAAGAGGAGGAATCTATGCACCCCCCTTGGTTTTTCTGATTTAATACTTCACTAAGAAGCTGTTTTTTCAAGACACTAATCAGAAAACATATGGCTGCATAGAGAGCATCAAGGCTCTAATGTAACCCTTTGATGCTAAACACTAGGTGGCGTGTTACTTGATATAGAGACGCATTGCTAGTGCTACCCCATACTTTTATTATACAATTAAATTTGTCAAATTGCATTATAAAAATTTAAACTTCCATATCCTTGTACTGTTTTAGTTGTAAAATGAGCTTATCATAAACACGAGCCTTTAACCAGTCAGGAACTGTAATTTTATCAATAACAATATCGCCATCAATAGTGATGTCAATATCAAAAGCATCTAAATCTAGTTTAATTTCAGGTATATTATTACCTCTTATATCTATAGATAAATTTGTAATTCCTAAGTCTTTTGTAAGATCTTTTCCATTTACCTCAAATTTAAATTCAAGATCTTTTTGCTTATTAATAATTCTAATAGATTCCATAATTACCTCCATGGCACGGTAGGGCCTAGTTGATTTTGATAATGACCAGTTTTTGAATAGTCAACTCCAGCTTCTTCTGCATCAGCTAACACTAGTTGTATTAATCTTAAACCTGGAACTAAGAATCTGGGAAAAGGCCAATGATTGATGATTTCAAGAGTCCATTGCCCATGAAATCCAGGATCACCATAGCCTGCATGTAGATGTTCTAGCCCTTGTCTTCCGACTGTTGATTTTAAAAACAACATTGCAATAGCATTAGTAGGTATTTTTGTAAATTCTAGGGTATGCAAGAGTACAATTTCACCGCATTTTATAGTCCATGGCGTAATGTTCATATCTATAGGATCTGACCACGTATTGTCTTCTATTGGGACGCGAATGAAACTTCCAATTTTTAGATCTATTGATGCCGGATTAATTAGTTTAGGATCAAAAGGTTCAACTCCACCATTTTCTGCCCATTGCGTTAGTCTTTTGTCATTCCAAATCATAGTTGCCTCCTGTTAGTTGATGATTGATAATTTCCATTGTTTTTGTTTGCAATAGATAGCTATTTCGAATAAGCTCCAATTTTTCATATATTTTAAAATAGGAGCTGTTTTTGTTAATTTGTTATTGATGTTATTTTTACAAATTCCTGCAACAAAATGAGGTGCTACAATTCTAATAACTGTAATTTTCTTCATCTGATTACCCAATAAATGGAAAGAGCCCCAAGAGGTGGGGAGTCTCTTGGGGCTCTTAAGGAGGAGAGAAGCATGGCGTCGAAGGAAAACGAAACAACCATCTCTACTGATATTATACAACTGATTATTTAACTTTGCAATAACTTTTTTTCTAGTTTATCAAACATTTTAGCTTGTTGTTTTGCCAATTTAGGAAGTAGCAATAGAAACCTTGGTTTTAGAAGAGATTCTGCTTCTATAAATTCTAGCATATTTTCTGCAGATACTTCATTATCACTTTTATGCAGTTTTAGTTTTTTAGGATTAAGTATTTTAATCAGATAGGCTGTTTTTTCTAAAGTATCATATCCTCCTTTCTCTAATTTAGATGATATATTTTCTGGGAGTTCACTTTTATTATTAAATACAGCTTCTGCTGATCCAAATGTTCTTATAAGATCAACTGCTGTTTTAAATCCTATACCTTTAAATCCTTTGACTTTGTCAGTTGTACACCCTGACAGTTTTTTGGCTTCAGTAAATGTTTTACTGTCTATACCATCAAGTTTAAGATCATCATGGGTAAATTTGATCAAACCTTCTCTACCATTTTTTAGAATAGATATTTTGTCACTTAGTAATGAATTATAATCGTTATCGTTTGCAAGAATTGTTATTTCATCAAACTTTTTGCCAATTCTTTTAATAACTGATCTGCAAACATCTTCAGCCTCATATCCTTTAGAATAAAAGCATGGTATATTTAGAGAATTCGCTAAGATTTTAATCATGTCCATTTCTCTAAATAAGTTTTCGGAATCTTTTTTATCTCTTTTCCTACCTTCTTTATAATCTGGAAATTTTAATTTCTTTTTATATGGTGGAGTATCCCAAGTCGTAATATAGAAAGAATACTCATTACGTTCTGCCATATAAATAATGGCTTTTGCAAAGCTGAAAACAGCACTTGTGGTAAGTTCGGTACCATTTTCTAAAGTAATGGTAAGTGGCCTTTTTTTAAAGGCGAAAAATTCGCGATATGTTATGCTAGATCCGTCGATAATTAGTAAATTCATTTAATTGCCCTCGCTAAGTTTTGTTACTACCAACATTATACAATAAAATTACAAGTGATGCAAGGGTAAAAACACATTTTTCATTTTCTTGTTGTAAAGTTTGGAGGCGTGTTGTATAATACCAGTAGGAAGCTGGTTAAAAATTTTTAACTTTCAATTGGAGCATCATCATGCCAAGATTCGAAGGTGAGATAGAACTTGATGGGTTGACATTGCAACAATATAAAGCTGCAATGATGATAGCTGGTGGTAAATACATAAAGGATGATCAAATTGCTGAAAAATTAGGCGTAAAAAGAACAGAGTTTAAGAAATGGAAGAATATGCCTAATTTTAGATTTAAGGTACTTCAGCTTTTTGATGAAATTACTAAAGACGAGGTCACATATAGAACTAGGCGAATGAACAAGATTCTTTCTCCTCTATATAAGGAGATAAAAAAACGACTTAAGAATGGCGAACACAAAGATATGAGGTTTGTTGATCTCCTTAGAGTAATGTCTCAAGTACATAATGAAATAAGATGTGATTATAGATTGATTGCTAAAGTTGTACCTGCTGGACAACTTGGAACTAAAGTGGCAGATGATGATGGGTATGAAGGTGATAGTGATATTGATGGAGAAGATGTACTTGCACTTGCAAGAACAAGCTATGGTCAATCTAGACTAAAAGCAATAGAAGAAAATTCTAGTAAAGTGGTTTCTATTAATAGAAAGTCTAGGTCATAAATTTGAAGATTAAAAGAACCCCGGTGAAATATCTTAAAACAGAGCGGACTCCAGTCAGAGGTCCGCTCATTTTGTCTAGGAAAGATCCACGTGATGATATTGAAGATTTTAACAAAACGATGGATGAGACAAATACTAGGGCTCAAAAAATATTAGGTGTGGCTGGTAAAATATCTAATGAAGTTGGCTATATTGAAAATTTAACAGAGACAAACCTTTCGCCTACCCGCCTTTATCATTACCAGAAAAAATTCATGTTGGACCGTAATAAATACCGCCACTGTGATAAGAGTAGGCAGGTAGGCATGTCTTATTCTTTTAGTTGCGAAGGGTATGCTAAATCGCAGTTAATGGATATTTATACTGGAGTTTTTGTTTCTTATAATCAGTCTGAAGCCAATGATAAGATTAATTATGCAAGAACTCTCTATGAAAGTACTCCGCATAAATATCGTAAGAAGGCTACAATAGATAGAATAACGGCAATGGAGTTCGAGGGCAGGACTAGTAATGGAAGGAAAACAAGAACTAGAATAATTAGTCATCCCCAACGAGAACCTCGTGGGAAGGGTTTTAATACAGATGTGTTTCTCGATGAGTTTGCCCATTACCAATGGCAACAGAAAGTATATGTGGCGAGTGTTCCTATTATTACTCGTGGTTTGGGGCAACTCAGTATGGCCAGTTCTCCATTAGGAAGAACTGGTATACATTATGAAGTAGGAGCTAATGAAAAAGATTTTAGTATGTATTCTCGCCATAAAATATATTGGTGGGATAATCCAGACTTTCTTAAAGAGAAGTATATACCTAGAATTGCTGAAGTCCAAGAAGATGCTCCTACCTTAACAACCGAAGAACGAGTATTTAAATATGGTAATGACAGTATTATTCAAGCATATTTAAACACTCTTGAAGAATATTTTTGTCAAGAATACGAACTAAGGCCATTAGATGAAGAGACTTCTTATTATCCAATGTCACTAATTAGGCAATGTACTTTTGAGGTACTTGCTGGATTTGAGATTATAGATGAAGAAGATATCTATGGTGATAATCCTGAGCACACTGATTCTGTGTATCCTGGATATAATTTTAAGGTTTATGAAAGTCTTGAATCATTATCTAGAGCCGTTGCTAAAGGAGAAGTAGGTAAAAGATTATTTGCTGGATTTGATATTGGTCGCAATGAAGATAGTTCTGAGGTAATTATTGTAGAAGAAGTTCCTGAAATGAATTATTTTCAATCAATCAGATTGATTGCTTCAATGCGTAAAATGGAGTTTAGAAAACAATTTCAGTTTATATGTAAATTGTTTAAACATCTCCCAATAAGGTTGATGAAAATAGATTCAACCGGCATGGGTAAACAATTAGCTGAAGATTTGAAAAAGAAGTTTCATAGTCGTATTGATCCTGTCCACTTTACTAATGAGATAAAAAATGATATTGCTACTAACTTTAAATTTAGGTTAGAAGATCAAACATTGGGAATTCCCAATGATCGTGATCTTATAATGCAGATTTATAGCATCAAACGTAAAGTTACTGAAGGTAATAACACTGTACGTTATGAGGCTGAAAAATCAAAGAAACACCACGGAGATAAATTTTGGTCTTTAGCATTAGCTTCTTTTAGCGGTGAACCTGCACAGATGCATAGAGTTAAATTTGTTTCTGCGGGTATTCTTCAACCAGAACATAAAAGTTTCAATAGATTATTGAAACCTGAAAAACATCGTAATTTTATAGGAATGCCAATGGCGGTAGGATCTGTTGATTATAAAAAATTACCAATGCCTCCATTTCATGCTGGTGAATTTGCTATTTTATCTAGAAATTTAGATCAGATTTAGGAACGATTATGAGACAAACTGTTCGCATCATAGATCCTAATTATTCGCCTAATCGTGAGAAGGAATTTTCTGAAGGTGGAAAACGCCTCCTCACTGTTATGAAGAAGCACGGCATTGATAGAGAAGTTCGCGATGAGATGAGATATTACCTTGCCACTAGGGAATCAAAGTCTACTGCTTACCGTAAGACACCTAGTATGCATAATGAATTGACAAGGTATGGTTCTCCGTATGTGAGTAGTGCATATGCTAGTGATGTTTTGGGTGTATATAATCCTGATATTATTCCTGTAGATACTTATATTCGCATGAGGTCAGATCCACAAGTAGCTATCGGTCTTGCTGTCATTAAAATGCCTTTGTATTCGCTTGGATGGGTTGTTGAATGTGAAGATATTGATATTAGAGAGTTCATAAAAGCTACATTGGCTCCTATTTGGAAGAAACTCCTTAGAAGCATGTTAACTGCTATTGATTTTGGATTTGCTAGTCATGAAAAAGTTTGGCAATTGGTTCAGATGAATGTTGCTTCTACTCTTCCAAATGGTAGGAAGAAAACTCATTATAATGGTAAGGCTGAAACCTACCTTAAAATTAAACCTCACTATCCATCAACTATCAAGATTAGAACCGATCAAACGACTGATGAATTTTTAGGTATTATTCAAGCAACTGGAGGTGGCGGGCAATCTGTTTCTGTTGATGCTGATAAATGTTTTCTGTTTGCATTGAATGATGAATTTGGTAATTTTTATGGGCAATCGAGATTGAAACCAGCTTACAAGAGTTGGTATTGGAAGGAAGTTCTCACCCAATTTATGTTAAGATATTTTGAAAGGAGAGGAAGTCCATCTTCTTTAGTTACTCATCCAACAGGTATTAGTGTTGATGATCAAGGTAATGAATATGACAATTCTACAGTAGCTCTAAGGATAGGTCAAAATATTATTGAAAATAGTGTAATTACTCTTCCATACGAACCAAATAAAGAAGGTAAGAATCAGTGGGGTGTTGAATTTTTACAAGATGAAAAACGTGGAGAAATGTTTGTGAATGCTCTTAATTATCTAGGTGCTCAGATATTAAGAGGTATGTTGACGCCTGAGAGAGTTATGACTCAAGATTTGAGTACTGGAAGTTATAGCATGGCTAGCAGTCATGCAGACGTCTTTCTTTTAGCTCAAGAAGGTTTGGCTGCATCTATGGAAGATGCTATTAATGAACATATAATCCCACCTCTTGTTAATTATAATTTTCAGCCTAATAAAATTATTCCAACTAGAATAAGGATTGAAAAGATTCAATATGATCGTAAGAGAATATTGAAAGAAATATTAATTGAAATTATTAGAAATATGAATACTTTAATTAAGGCTGGAAGTGCCCCACATTTGGTTCCGTCAATTGTTGAAATGGGAAATGTACTTGGTGTTCCATTGCGTAACTTTGAAGAAGAGTACATGAAAATCGAATCTAGTGAAGATGATGAAGTATTTGACTCAGACGGTAATCCTATAGATATAGAAGAAGTTGTCAATAAAAGAAATAAGGGCAATACTGCAAATATTCAAAAGAATGACAAAATTAAAAAGGCACCAAAAGGAGTTCCTGTTAAAGGTAAGAAGAAACCTGTTGAATAATTTTTTCACGAAGGAGAATAATTATGGCTCTTGATGTTTCTATTAATCCACCTCTTGTAAATGAGTTGAAAGCACTCGGCATGTTAGATGGTAGTTCTGACACTTCCAAAGTTGGTGTTCCTGGAAGGCTTATTGTTCAAGCGTTTACTGGCAAGGCAAGTGGAACGCAAGCTCTTACACAAGCCCCTGTTGCTGTCGTAGCTGTTCTTTCAGTTCCTACTGCCTCTGGGAGTAATTTTGCCATTACAACTAAGGCAGTAACAACCAACTATACAATATCTGGATCGACACTTACTTATGTGACTAATGAATCAGCAAATGAATGGATTATCATATATTTCTATTAAAAGAGGTTATTATGGGAAAGAGAAAACTCTTTTCTTTTGCGGCTAAAGACAAGAAATTAGAAACCCTGGTTACTATAGATTCATCTAAAGTAAGCCACAAAGATCATAGTGATGTTCACTATTTGTATAAGCAAAGGAAGGCACTTTCACTTCTTGTTGGTGAAGAAGGTTTGAAAGGATATACAGTTGAAGATATAAGATCCATTCATGAGGCCATTGTACGGGCTCTTATTGATAATGATAAGACTCATTATTATGATACATGGGATTCTGAATTGGATGATTATTTGCCACAAGATTTGAAAGATTCAAGTGATGGGTATTATAAAAAAGAAGGTGGAATGTTTGATCTAGAAGATGAAAAAGCCTTTGCTGAAGATGAGCACTATGAGTCTGAGTATAAGATATTTCTAGAAGAAGCTGGTGCTATTGAATTATGGGAAGCTCCAAAGAAACGTAGTGAGGTTCCTGCAGGCCATTTTCTTGATTCTAAGAACAAACGGTATCCGTTCAAAAATAAAGATGGATCAATTAACTGTACAGGTCTTAAAACTGCTATGGCTTATGCCAATGGAGCTCGTGGAGCCCCTAAGAGACCAGAAATAGCCGCAAAAGCAAAACGTATTTATTCTAAGAATTGTGCCAAGAAGAAGGCGCAAGAATCTTTTGGTAAAATGACAAAAATTTAGATGCGAGGTTATTATGAACAAGGAGAAATTTTTTAGTGTAGTATCTCTTAGTGATATCGATCTTTCTGATGCTACCGACATCGATATCGAAATGTTGAGAGTTGGGAAGTTTAATCATAAAAAGTATGGAAAGCTCGATATTGATGTTGCAACTCTCAATACTATGGTTCAAAATTTTGATAATAATGTTGTAGGCAGAGACATTTCTTTTGATTGGAATCATAAGAGTGAAGATGCTTCTGCATGGTTGAAGTCTGTTCGTGTTGAAGATGATAAGTTGATTGGTACTGTTGATTTTACCGATAAAGGAGCTGATTCTGTTAAGAATAAGAGATATGGTTATTTTTCTATTGAGTATAGTGATGATCATGAGGATTCTGAATCAGGAGATACTTTTGGCCCTACGATTCTTGGTGGTGCATTAACAAACAGACCGTTTATTACTAAGCTTCAAAAAATTGAGTTTTCTTTGGATGGAAATAAGGATGTTTCATTGTATAGATTGGAGGATAATTCAATGCTAGTTGATAAGGATGGAAATAAAATTGTTCGTCAGCCTGTCAAGACTATTGTGAAAGAAAAGGAATTTGTTACAGATGATGATACCAAAAAGCAATTGGCCGAGTTTTCCGATTTTATTGTGGCTCAGAAGAAGCAAATGGAAGAAATGAACGGTGTGATTAAGACCCTTCAAGAGGAAAATAAATCTCTGAAGGACGCAAACAACAATATTCAGTCTAGGGCTAAGAAAGTCGATGTTGATCGCCTTTGTGATACCCTGCTTAGGGATGAACACCATCATCCCGCCATTGTCGCCATTGCTAAAGAGATTATGCTGAATGATAATGGCGCTAAGATTATTAAAATGTCTGAGACCATTAAAGATGGCGATAATGAGAAGACTGTAGAACTTGAGCTTACAGTGAAAGATGCGGTTCTTAGACTTCTTCAAGCAATTCCAAAGAATCAGAGAGCTGATTATAAGGAAGAAACTCATTCGCATGAGCTTAGTGAAGAGGAAAATAGCAAGTTGATGGATAAGGCCATGGCAAATGTTTTTGCTCGCAAGGGTCTTAAGGTTGTGAAAAAGTAATGGCTGCTGATAAGATTAGGATTGAGGTTAGCAGCTTGAAATCAAAAAGGTTGGGACGCAACCATGTGGAGGACTCATTGAGTCTGATGAAGCTAGAAAGTTCTAACTTAGATGTTAGATGCCTCTTAGAGGAAACGTCATAATGGCGAATTATCAGGATATAAACTTCCCGGCTTCAGGATATGGTGAGCAATCACCTTATTATGATGAAGAATTGTTGTTTGATGGAAGTTATCAAGTAACATCGGTGACAATAAGTTCAGCATGTTTAGATGAAGAAAATCCTGAAGATGAGAATATCCTTAGAGCTGGTTTGTTGTTGACACTTGCAGTTGGCGGTGGTTCTGTTTATGGCGTTGCTAATACAGCCAATGGATATTTGAATGGGGATTTGCCATTACAAACATTTCACAACATAGTAGTATTGGCTAAGAAAACATACATGAACAAGGTTTTTATCATGGGAGGAACTAGAGTAAGAACGGTTACTCCTGTTAATCAGATTGTTCCTGCATATTTGTCGTGTAATATATATGAAAATAAGGTTTACTATAACAATAAATCAAACCAAGAAATTTTGCAGTATCAGTGGGATGATGTACAAAGAATACGATTAGTTCCTCGAGGATCTAATCGTTCTTTTAATGATAAACTAAGAGCTCTATTATGGAATAGAGTTGAAGAAACAGTCGGTACACTTTAATTTTTATAAGGAGAAATAACTATGCGACCTGGAAATTCGTATGTTACTGCTGAATTCGATTCTGAAATTCTTAGGAGCGGTGATTTTCAACTGATTAGCATTACAGTTGATTCTACTGCAACTTATGATCCTACTGGAGCTTCTCCATCTACTAAGCTCCCTAAGGGGCTTCTTTTGGTTCTTGATGATGATCTGTCGGATAATACATATATAGATCTTGATACCGTTGCAGGTAATAATAACCTTAATGGCACTCCTACTCAATTTATGAAGGACGTGGTTGTTCTTGCCGAAACAATCCTTGATGCTTCTCTTGGTGATCAACCTGTTAAGGCATATTGGAAAGGAACATTTGATCTTGCAAAACTGAAATATACTGGTAGTGGTGTTACTGCCATTACCCTTGCTCAATGGCTGGATCTGCAAAGGATTACGGTTGTTGGGTTGCCTGATGCGTAATTCTTAAAGGGATGTTCTAAATGAAATTTACTAAAGAACATAGAAGAAATATATCAGAATCGAAAAAGTGTTTTTATGCTGAAAATCCAGATTCTCATCCTAATCTTGGATTGAAGATGTCAAATGAACAAAAGAAGAAAATTTCTGAAAGTTTAAAAAGATACTTTGCCGAAAATCCAAGCAAGAAACCTTGGGGCAATAGTTATACTAAAGGTAGGAAACATTCTACAGAATCTAAAGAGAAAATGTCAAAGGCTATTAGAAAATATATTGATGGAAACAGAGAAGAAGCGTTTAGGGTGAGATCAAAGGCCCATAAGGGGCAAATTCCATGGACTGCTGGCAAACATTTGCCAGAAGAAATTAAGAAAAAAATTTCTGAAGGTAACAAAAGATATATGAAAGAACATCCCGAAGATAAAAGATGGATTGGAAGACATTATAAACATACTCCTGAGTCTTTAAACAGAATAAGAAAGGGAGTTGCAACGGCAATTTTAGAAGGAAGAATGGATAATGCTAGTCCAAGAAGATTTATTAAGGGTAATTACTATTCTAAGAAGAATGGTAAAACTTATCATTATCGTTCTTCTTATGAATTATGTGCATTCAAGTTATTAGAATCTATGCACATGGTTTGCGGTTATGAATATGAACCATTCCATATAAGATATGTTGATGAAAATGGTGAGCTTAGAAGATATATTCCTGATATTATGGTTAGACTTAAAAATGGAGATAAAGAATTAATTGAAGTAAGACCTAACAGATATTTAAATGATGTAAGAACAAGAAAGAAATTCAAAGCTGCAAACAGGTTTTGTAAGAAACATGACATGACCTTTAGGGTTTGGACTGAAGATCAAGTTTTTAAACACAAGATACGAGAACCTGTAAGAGAACTGTCGATTGTGAGAACCCCTGTTAGGTTCTTGAGAACACCGATTAGGTTAAGCTAATTTTATTATTCTAAGGAGATAAACTATGGACGCATTGGTTTCAAGCCAACTTTTGACTCCGAGAGCTTTAATTCGTGTTATCGACGATATTCCACGTCAACCTGAGACGTTTAGAGGCATGGATGTAATGCCTCTAATTACTCAACCCGGACCTAGAGTTGAATGGGATATTCGTAGGCCTCTTGGTGGAATGACCCAGGCTGTCGCACGTGGCGCTGAGTCTCCGATCATCCATCGTAGGGGTGTTGGGCAAGCATCTTTTGAGCCTGCTCATTTCCGTGAAAAAGTAATTCTTGGTGAGTCAGATGTTACGACTCTTAGGAAACTCGGTACATGGGAACAAAGATCTACTGCTGCTGAACTCATTGCCGAGATCATGATTGACCTTAATGATCGTCTGGAAAATCGTATTGAATGGATGAGATGGCAGCCGATTGTGAATAATACCCTTACGATTAATGAAAATAAGGTGCAATTCACAGTTACCTATAACATGCCTACTCGTCAAAGACCTACTGCTTCTCCTCTCTGGAGTACAGTAGCGACTGCTGATCCTATTTCTAATATTCAAACATGGGTTCGTCTTTTTAGAGGTTCTGGTTGTAAACCTAAGAAGTTTTGGTTTAACACTCAAGTTCTTCAATATCTTTTTCAAAATCAAAGGATTTTGAGTCTTCTAGATCGTGTTTTCAATGGTGGCGTTCCCGCTTCTATGGGTGAGGAAGTTCTTAAATCTATCATGAAAACCTATATTGGCAATTACGAATATGAGGTTTATGATAGCGGTTATAATTTGATTACTTATACTATCGGTGCTGTTTCGGCTGGTGGTGGTCCTCATACTATTTCGGTTGATGATGGAACTGGATATGCAACTGGTGATATTGTCCAGATTGCTGCTGCTGATGAAAGTGCTGAAGAGAACCTTACACTCTCCGGTGTTTCTGGTAATACTTTGACCGGTACAGGAACTCTTGCTGGAACATATCCTGCGGCGAGTATGATTCGCTGTTATAAAACCTTCATTCCTGATGATGTGTTTATTATTGAAGGTGATTTTCCTCCTGGTTCTGGATCGAAGGGGGAGGTCATCAGTGTTGACGCTGTCTATGGAACTGGTAATCTTATGTCGCCTAAACCTGGGAAATTTGCCGAAACAATTTTCATGAACAAAGATCCTAAACAAATTGAAATTATTGCTGGAATCAATGCGCTTCCGGTTCTTTATCGCAAAAGAGGCTTTGTGGTGGCGACTGTAGCGTAATTGAAGTTATCATAACCATAGTGATTGCGACTCACTAAGTGTTCTAAATACTAAATGCTGGAGGGCATTTCAGATGAAACAAGCAGTTCAAATTCTTTTTCCAGGGTTTACAATTGGTGACAAGATTTATGATAGGGGTGATATTGAATTAGTCCCTACCAAGTATCTTGTCGAACTTGCTGAAAAGAAAGTTAAACAATTTCACAGGGATTCAAATAAGAAAATAAGAATAGCTAGAATTGTAGATGCTGATGATTTGGAAAAAAGCAGAGAAGATATGGATTTTGGTGATGAACTTGATTATGATATGAAAAGTACCCCAAAGTCAACAGAACCAGAAATTGATGATGATTTGAAAGAAAAGAAAAATAAAGAATTACGATTAATGGCTATTGATCTTGGTTGCAAAGATAACTATGTTAAAAGTATTAAAGGCAATAAACTGAGACAACTTATCACCTTTCTAAGGAAACTCTAAAATGGCTTATTGCGATCTTGATGATGTTAAGAGACTTTTAAGTGTTCTCAGTAATGCATCTGGGAATAACCAGTATAAGGTTAGATTTTCCGATGCATATGAGATACCGAAAGCCTATTCTACTAATCAAGGTAGCGGTATTCTTAAGGGAATAACTAGTATTGTGACAAGCTATGCCGGAAGTGAACATTGGTGGATAGAATTCACTTCCGGCACTGCTTTTACTCTTTATCGTGGAGAGGATGAAAGTTCTCCTGATGGAAATGGTGACACATCTGCTAGTTTCACTTCTACTAGTGGTATTGTAACCATTGGCACTGCAATGTGGACTGGAACTCCACAATCTGGTGATAAATTCAAATTTAGAACTGATTCAAATATAGCAACAGATGATGGCGATGAATTTATAAATGATGCCGATGCTATAATTACCGGGAAATTACATGAATTGATCGATAGCGATGAATTGGAGTTTACAGAAGTTCCAGCACTAATAGCTAGGGCATCCATGTACCAGTCAGCTAATCTAATATTTTCTTCAGTATTTTCGAATCTTAATACCGAAGATGTTCCTCCTGCTATCAAAAGATATTCTAATCTATCGAGTGAAATGATCAGGACTTATTTAGCTTCACTTTCAGGCGTAAGGTTAAGAAAGGCTACTAAACATGCCAGATTCGTATCTAGGGAGCCTTTGTTTGAGAAAGTTGGCATAACTGAGGCCGAAGGTGTTGAAGGCATGAAGGGTGAAATCGATGCCGTTGATGTTGAGTATGACGAAGATTTCAATGAACAGGAATCGTAATGGCTAAGAAACCAGGATTTGTATCGTGGAAAGAATATTTTTCATCTAGTAGTGAAGAACGTTCTTCCTATGGATTTACAATATACGGTCCTGGTGGTGAACCTGAAGGCAAGGCTGGATATGACTATATTGGGCAACAAATATATGAACAAGAAATGTATAAAGAAGGAGATCTAGAAGATAAAGCTCAGTTATACGATATTGAAAATTGGATTAAAAATAATCCTGATCTAACAAGAGAACAAGCTGATGAAGTCATAAGAAGTATGTTAGATTCAATGGCTTTCGAGGAAAGAGCTTGGAGATTAACATCAATTGGTCAAGTTGCAAAACTCAAAGGTGTTAAGGCTATTCAAAAACGTGAGCCAATAATCAGAGGAGGAAAGTCTGGAGCTTCTATTGATCTTAGTCCTCTTGAAGATTTTTTAAGTAATGTTGGTGAACTCGCTTTAGTTGGACAAGAGGATACTAGAAAATTGGCTGAGTTGATATATGATGATGTTGCAATATCTTCAGCAAGAAGCGTTTTAGCAGATGCTCTTGAAGATTATTTTTTATCCCATCAAGATGAAATAATGGCCGGAGAGAATATTCTTAATTTAGCTAGAAAATTATTGTCATATTCGTTGACTATGCTAAATAATGTATCAGGAAATATAAATTCAATCATAGAAGCAATAGGCAAAAATGAAATATTGAGCAAATCAAGAGCATTTAAATTTTTCAGAGATATTACTGATAGTCAATTTAAGGAAATTGTCCTGTTTATATCTGGAATGATTGTAAAGATAGAATCAAATCTTAATTCAACTATTGAGCTTTTAAGCAAAAGAGATTTCAAAAATATTGTTGGTTTAATTTCAATGCTTGATGAAATATATATGGTTGATTTAGAGTTTCTAACTAATAAACTTCAAACAATAAGAGATAATATCTCAAGTATGGATTTGGTTGAGGATCCTGTGCTAAGTAGAATTGTAGAATCTATGGGACAAACACTTAATGTGTCAAGTGAAATTGATGTTCTTGAACATTTAAATAATTTCTATATTAATGATTGCAAGAATATGATAATGGATGCCTATCCAAGATATGAATCATTTGAAAGATTTGAATTCATTGATGAGTTTAAAAACAGGGCTGGTAAAATAGATGTTTTTGATACAAAAATAGAAGAACATAAGTATAGGATGAAATATATATTTAGCCTTTCTGATGATATTACTCGATCATTATCTAGAATTGGAGTGTCTCAAGATTTAATATTTAACATAAGGTCAATTATCAGCAATGAAATGTTTGGCAGAAATGATATTTATGAATCTGTGTTTAACCATTTCAGAAATTCTATAATAATGAAGGTTGAGGGCATAGAATGACAATTAACACAGATGACATGGTTAGAGATTTTGTGTTGAATACCAAGGTTATATTTGAAGATAATATGGCTTCTTTGGGGTTGAAAGAAATCTATACAGAAGATGTTTTGATTGTTCCAAGTTATCCATCAATTGCTATTTCATGTTCTTCGATATGGGGGACACCTAGAACGTTAGGCAGCATAAGTGTCCGATATGAATTGGTATTTGTTGGTGAAATTTGGTATTACCATTCTTCTGTTAGTCCAGATATTCGTAAAAATTTGGTTATGGAACATGCGTATAGGGTTTCAAATAGGTTGATCCAAAAAGCGTCTCTTAATAATTGGCTGGTAAACACAAGGGCAGTTTTCAGAAATTGTGTTTATATTCCAAGGCTAAGATCAGGAACATTGCTTGCATCTGCAAGAATAACATTCACTGCACCTTATCAGGCTACGATAGCTACGATTACTTAGATTAGAATGTTTAGTGAGTCGCAATCACTGTTACTTTCACCCATTACTTTGCGAGGTATTTAATCATGGTGTATACGGTCGGACCAGCGGTTGGTGGTAAGGCTCAGATCGGGATAGCCGAAGAAACCCGATGGGGCTATCCAGTCAGCCCTCCTAATAAATTTTTTGAGTTTACTGGCGAAGGTATTGTCAGTGAATATACTAACTTGGTTAGTGCTTCACTACGTGCCGATAGAGCTATTCATAAACAACGAACAGGAACTGAACAAGCGGCTGGAGATGTTAGTTTTGAGTTGGCTCCTGCTGGATTTGGAACTCTTTTCAAACATGCTCTTGGCCAAAAAAGAACCAAGAGGCGTGATATTTGTGCAATTCTTATTTATGTAGGCGCTGATACTGACGTAACTGTAACGATCGCTGCAAATGCCATCAGCTCTGCCGGAACTACTGCTGGGGATCATATAGATCTTACCTTGGAATATACCCAAGCAGAACTCATAGCCGCTCTTGATGCTCTTGATAGTTGGGTGTGTTATGCACCGTGGGGTGATAGTACTACTGGAGTTGGTGGTGGCTATTTTTCAGTTGCAGATAAGACTGCTGCTGTTAAGATTCCGGGTACTGCTGATTTTACCCCTAGTGGTGATCTTACAGGATTGGTAGAAACTTGTACTGCTATTGAAGTTCCTGCTTATGCGGCTGATACTACTCATATGAAGTTTTTCCCGATTTGGTATAATTACGGCATTTATGATCATGTGATTGATTGTGCTGCTGATGTTCCACAAGGGTTGACTCTTGAAGTTGGTCGTGATGTTGCAGCTTTTAATTATTATGGTGGTAGAGTTAATTCGTTGTCTTTGACTGTTAATCCTGGAGAGATTGTTACTGGAACAACTAACCTGATGTTTAAGGGAGCAAGTACATGTGGCGATCCTGCTGTTGTTGGAAGTAATACGGGATGGATTGCTCCATTGTGTGCTGTTAGGGATGCATCTGGAAATGCCAGTTCTATTCTTGATATAAATACGGCTCTTGATGTTTGTACTTATAAGACTGGAGCGGGTGCAAGTGAAGTTTGGAAATTTGGATTTTCCCTAAAACGTGGGCATCATACGCATGATGGTTATTACTATGATGTCTCTACTGTACAAGGATTTCTTGAATTTCTAGAGTATTATACTGGTTATTTTAATGTAATCAGGTATGGTGGAGTTGATGGATCGGTAGCCACAACGGGTCTTGCTGATGATACTTATGAACCTGTAACTACTTCTGACCAAGTTATCACAATGGCTATTAGTGCTACCATTAAACCTCTTTTCCGTGGAAATTATATTGGAACAGATGCAGGTAATAGTGGAACTGTATATGTGGATGTAAGCACTGGCGGAGCTATTGACGGGGCTCATGCTGTATTTAAGGGCTCTATTAATGGTTCTGATTGGTCTGCCACTACACTAATCACTAATAATACTTGGCATGATATTCTAAATGCTGCTGGAGTTGATACTGGATTTGATGTAATGTTTCCAGGACTTAGCACAACTGTTCTTACAGCCAATGATACTTGGAGTATCAGTACCTTTAAAGATGAGGCAAGCGGAGCCACTTATGAAACTGAAGAATCATTTACAGGATTCCAAGGATCAGTTACTCTAGATCGTGGTGATGGTTCTGGTGCAGTAGCTCAAGGCATCATGGGTTTTAATTTCACACTTACTAATAATCTCTATGGCGATAAATATCATATTGGTGAGCGACAAAGAGCTGCTCTGGTTCCTCAACAAAGAACTGTTGAAGGAAGCATGTCTCTAGAGTTTGACGATCTTGATATTTATCGTATGTTCGTTAATCAGGTTGCTGGTGACTTGACAGTTAATCTTATATCTGACGAATATATTGGTTCAAGTTCTGTTCATTATGGATTGGTCTTGAGATTTCCTAATATCAAATATTCAGGAACAACTCCAGTTGCTGGAGGTCCTGACATCATTACAACTGATTATCCTTTTAACGCATTGTATGATGATGATGCTTCAATTCCTGAACTTAGAATGACCTTGACAAACAACACCGCTCACATCTAACTTTAACTGCTGGGATTAGTGTCATAGCTAATCCCAGCATTGTTAATCATGAAATTATTACCTATCATATTTTTTATTTTGACATTTTCGTTAATGGCAGCTAATTGGAGGCTATGCAGATTAGCAGAGATATATTCGGATTTTATCGGTAGGGTTGTTGTGCTATGTATTTACCTTGGCAAGTTAGAATTGATAAAAAGGGTGATCAAAATAGCACAATCAAAAGTAGATACATTTGAATTTGGGTATATCTTTAAGATCTGCTTAAAAATATTAAAACTTAATTTCATTACGGAGGCTATGGATTCTATGAAAGGTGTACGTTTTAATACCCCACATGATTATGTTTGTAAGGATGACAGAGATTTGCCTATTGGCGAACAAACGATTTTTAAGGTCCAGTATTTGGATTCAAAACAACAAGCCCAGATTAAAGATGCTTTGTATGACGTTTCAGGAGTAGGTGCTACTAGGTCTGAAAAGTTCTTGACTGGAACTACAGCGCTCAAGGCTCTTGAAATGGGACTTAAAGGATGGGATAACTTTGTTTACGCCGATACCGGAGAAGAGATTCCTTATAGTGTAGAAAATTTCTCTTGTATTCCGCCAGCACAGAGGGATGAAATAGCTAATCATATTAGAGGTACTGAAGAAGCGTAATTTATGGGGTGGTTCTTTGAAATTTCCTATTTTAAAAAGATTAGATCCAAGAACCATCTTTGATTATGTTTGTAAGGATGATGACGATGATACTCCAACTATTTTTAAAATAAAACCTCTAACTGTTTTTGAATTTAAGTCTTGCGAGGAGGGTTCTCCTGATAGGGAAAACAATCAGCAACAATTAGGAGAATTCACCTTGAAGATTTTGCAAGCTGGCCTTGTTGGATGGGATAACTTCGTTTATGAAAATGGCGAAGTTATCCCATTTTCTTTTTCTAACATAGGTGCAATTAAGTATGATAATCAGGTTGAAATATTTGAAAACATAATGGATATTTCTGATGTTAGTGAAGAAGTTGCTAATGAAGTAAAATTTGTCACAAGATGGTCTGATTTTGTTAGCAAATCAGATAAACAAGATTTGTGGAGTTGTGATACTTGTATTGAAAGAAAATTGTTCGTAGCTAGGAATTGTAATGGAGATATGCCCAATAGATGTCTTAATTGCAATATAGAAACAGATAATAGCAAGTGTCCCAAGTGTGGGAAGATTACTAAACCTCATTTCAAATTTATTTTTCCTGGAGATAATCCAAAGAATAGTTCTATTACAAGATGTCCTGTTTCGATGCTATCATCAAGGGCTGTTAAGTTAACTAATCTTATTAATTATATAGAATCATCTAAGTCTCTTCCTTTCGGAGGAGGAGCTTTAGACCAGACTAATTATTTCTATACTGCTAGGATGATAGTGCTATCAGAACAAAGTGATATAATGAAACAAGAGTTGAAGCAAAAGTCACAACAGAAAAGCCCTTCAGTAACAAGAACAAGACCGCCTAGTCGTAGGATTGGTAGGAGATGATTCATGGGAAAAGTAGAATCAAGAGAAATTAAATTCCTTGTTACTCTTAGAAATGAGATGCAATCAGGAGTGGCAGGATTTAAGAAAGATATAAAAGAAATAAATGATGCTGTTGCTTCTGTTAGGGGAGCAATGGAAGATCTACAGTCCATGACTGAGATGAGCGGTAAGGGAGGGGCTACTGCTTTTGGAACAGCTACGACTATGTTGAAAGAATTTATAACAACTCTTGGAGAGTTTGGTAAAAAAGGTAAAGAAAAAAGTACCCTAGAAGCATTTAAATCCATATCTACATCATTCGAAAAAATATCCAAGGGCATAACAGTGGCTGAAAATTCTATGACTGTTATTACTAGAGTTGTAGAACAGTTAAACAAAGCTGCTGGATCGATAAAAGATCCTGCCGGCATTTCAAGAGTAACAGAAGTTTTTAAAGAGATGGCAGGGATAGTTAAGGCTCTTTCTGCTGGAGGGGATACTGAAAAAGCATCTACATTTTTTAAGTCCTTGTCTGAAGCTGCTGCAAGATTCGGGCAGGGCGGAACAATGGTCACAGCAATCAAAGATATAGCTAATACTAAAGATGAATTAACTTCAGTGGCTTCTCTTTTAGAAAAAATTGTTACATTGATGTCATCTCCTGGGTTGGAAAGTGGGGCTTCTGCAATGGCTAGAGCTCTAACTGGAATTGGTGTGGGTGGAGGAGGTGGTGCTCCATCATCGTATATTAATTGGTCTGGAATGTCTGGAGGGATGATAGAAAGATTATCCAAAGATGTAGAAAAAAGAGGTATTGATAAAGAAACCATTAATGCATTTGATAAATATATAAATAAAGTTAGATTTGTTTCACAAGAAATGGATGCTTTTGTGAAGCAAATGGTTGATAAGAAATCAGGAGATATATCAGGATTAGTTTCTCAAATGGAAAAAGGTTTATCAGGAGTTTTTTCAGCATCAGAACTTTCCAGCATTGCCACTAAATCAACATATGCCGAAGCAATTCCTGGTGAAATACAGTCTTTGGGATTGTTCAGAGGTACTGTTACTCATAAGGCCATTGAAGAAACTCTTAAACATTTAGGGGTTGGAAAAGGTGGCATAATTGGCGAAAGTTTTATTGAAATGATAACAAGTCAAGCATATAAGACTGAACAATTTGCTATCAATATGGCTAATGAAGCCAAGTCAGCTTCAGCAGCATTTAAGGCAATGGTTTCAGAAGGATTAAGCAAAGGAGGTGTTAATCCAGAAGCTCCTAAGATTAAAGAACAAATAGAAAGAGCTGCCGGAAATCTAGAAAGAGAATTTATTACGTGGAGTAGGAATTTCTTTCCAATGCTAAGAGAAAGAGCTGTTAAAGCATTTGGAGGTGACATAGATGCCATAGCCAAAGGGTTACAATCAACAAGAATTGAACTTGAGAAACCAATTCAAGCCTTAACTATGATTAAGCCCGGTGGCGGATTAGATATACAAGGAGAACTGAAAGAATCAGCCCAGAGATATTTGAGAACAACTATTAAGCAAATGCGAACAGTTATAGGAGATAAAAGTCAATTTAAAGAATTCATGACTACTTTGAAACAAAGAGGATTAGCCATAACAGGAACCTTAGATTTGCTGGTTGATTTTGGCAAGCAATTTGAAAAATTAATTATTGATTGGAAAACAGGATATGCCGATCCAAAAGGCATGTACACTGTTTTACAACAGATGATCTACCAAATAGGAACTGCGAGACAATTAGGTGTTCCTATTGGCAAGGTAAAATCATTAATAGGAGCAACTAGAACTGGAACTTTCTCCCCTAGTGGGATGGATGTGTCTGCCACTGAGGTTAAAGGAGTTGCTGAAAGTTTTCAAAAAGAAAATGAACTTGCTAAAGAAAATAGTAAACTTACAGAAGAACAAGTTAAGTTAATGGATCAACTCATAGCTAGAAATAAAGAATTAGAAGCTATTAAACAGAGATTGAATTCTCTTGAAAAAAGTAGTAGAGCTTCTGCTCAAACTAAAGTAGCTTCAGTTGCGGCAATTGGAGGAGGAGCTGCTGGTGGAGCTGGAGGAGGTGGCCCAATAAGTGAAGACCCTGAACGATTAAATAGAATTGTTGTTATATATGATAATATGTCAACTGTAATTGAAAGATTACAGATGGTTAAAAGAGATGCTGCACTTGCAACATCAAAATTTACAGAAGCATTGACCTCGGCATATTACAGACAAGAGATGTTAGGTGAAAAGACTGATATTACTTCAGCTAGGATGACTCAATATTCAAATATCATATCTAGCATAGCAACAACTTTTGGTAAATTTTTCATTGTACAAGAGGGTGGAGCTTCTGTTCAAGATAGAGTATTTGCACAATTTGAAAGATTTAATAATATAGGTGGAGCTGTCGCTAAGAATTATGAGAAAATAAATACTCTAATTGAGAAGAGAAATAATCTGTTGTCTAGAGCAAAATATGAATTAGGAGAATCTACAAATAGAAATGCTTCAGGAGTTAAAACTGGAACCGTAGAAGATTTTTATGCCACAATGTCTAAGGTTGGAGCTGGAGATACTAGTAAAAAGTTAAAAGTTCTTGCTTTGAAAATGAGAGAATTTGATGTGCAAATAGGCATAGCTGAAAAAGATTATAAGGAATTTACCCATGCTCTTATTGCCGGAGCTAATGGTAGTGATGAATTTAAATTATCTACAGAAAAA